GGTTTTCCAAAACCTAGCGATATAAATATATTTCTTCGTGGTCTTGATGTCGTATTATCTTGTGAAACATTTTATAATAAAGACTTTATTAGTTTAGCTAGAAAAAGAAATGTCAAAACAGTACTTCAATATAATTATGAGTTTTTAGACAATCTACAGAGGCCAGAGTTGGATCTTCCAGACGTTCTTCTAGCACCCAGTTTATGGGGTTTTGAGGCCGTTACAGAGGCTTTTGGGAGTAAGTCTAGGGTTATTCACCTACCACCTCCAACTACCCATGAAAATTTTGCTAAGGTAAAGGCTAATAACTTAAGTAAAGACTATAAAAGATTATTGCATGTAGGTGGAAAAGCAGCACATTTAGATCGTAATGGAACAAATACAATAGTTGAGATGCTTAAATATTCTAAAACAGATTATGAAATTGTAATAAAATCTCAGTCTGAACTTAATATTGATATAAAAGATAGTCGTTTGTCTATAGATACCAAAAGTCCAGAAAACAGAGAAGATCTTTACTCTGGTTTTGATGCCATGATTCTTCCAAGAAGGTATGCAGGATTATGCCTTCCAATGAATGAGGCTTTGCTATCTGGACTACCAGTTTTTATGACAGATATATCACCAAACAACACGGTGCTTCCAAAAGAATGGTTGGTTAAATCTAACAAGATAGATCAATTTAGAGCAAGAACTCTAATTGATGTATATGAAGGTAATCCTAAAATGCTTGCTAAATTAATTGATGATTATGTTGTTAGTAATAAATTTGAGCAAAAACAAAAAGCATTTAATATTGGATATAATAATTTTTCTGTTGATATTTTAAAAGATAAATATATTGAAATATTAAAATAGGGCGCAACCCAAAAGGATCACGCCCTATCTTCGCCGAGCTATTTACTCAGACTTCTTCTTTCGTGGCTTTGCAGACTTTAATGCTTCTTCAACATCAGAAGCCTTTGGCAAACGACCGAATGCTGGATCGTTTGGATTAATTGCACGTGCCGCCACTGGAATAAGAGCACCAATTAGTGCTGCCCAAAGATCCTTTGGATCTGTTACTCCAGCAATGTATAGAGTTGACGCTGCACCTACTACTGAGCGAGCATATGATGCAAGCATTGCCTTATTTTTCTTACTTAGTTCCATTTTGTCCTCCTAGGATAGAACCCTAATTAGTATAGCATAGCCAGCCCATAATCCGATAATTCCTGCCACCCCTGCAAATACTGGCGGTGCTGGAACTGGCAATTTGAATGCTGCGAATACTACGCCACATCCAAAACCTGTTAGTACTGATAAAAATATTTCTTTCATTTTTCCCCCTGTGGATTATCTAACGGTGTAGGTGCGGTACAAAAAGCACCACAAGCATGACACTCTATATCTAAATGATACATCCCTATTGTATACGTTTCTGGGTCAAATGCAATTAGTGCTCTAAATAGTGTTCCACCACAATTTGGACACTCGCATGTAGGAATACCCCTAGCGTCTATCACTAAATTCCTCTGGAAGTAAAGTCTTTAACTTTTCAAACTCGGAACTAATAATCTTCATACTACCATAATGAGGTGATCCCTCTACTACAGATCCATACTCATTAAAATGTTTTATAGATGGCTCTACTTTTTTTATAAACCCTTCAATACCATTTTGAACATTTTCAATATAGTCATAGGCCCACTCTCTAGAATCAGATAAAAACTTAATAAAATTTTCTTTATGGATATCTTCTTCTTCTTTTGTAGGTTTTTCATCAATAATAGATCTTAATATCTGGTTTGACTCATATAATTTTTGAAAACCATCCCGAAGAATAACCAATCTTTTTCTTGTATTAATATACAGCCAAAAAAATATAAGAGATGTAGCTCCTAAAACAAAATAAACAATATCCATAAACACCTCTTTCAATACTATTGTACTACTATTGTATGTTTATGTCAAACCATATGTTTTTTTGAAATCTACTCCAGCAAATTTTTCATATGCCCTTAAATGTCTATATTGGCCAGCACCAAAAATACCTTGCTCAATTCCACATAAAATTAACTTTTGTCTTTCTTTTGATTTTTGCTCTATTTCTTTCCAAGAAAGTTTTCTTATATTTTTGTCTTTCCATATTTTACTATAGTTTGCACGATTATAAAAATGATACACAATATTTTTTGATGGAGAATATATATCCCATCCTCTAGTCCAAGATCTCATAGCAAAACAAACCTCTTCTCCAAAAAAACTAATATCTGGATCATATGGAACCTCTTCTACAATATTTCCAGAAGTGAAAATAAAACCAGCAAGTACTGTGGACGACTGCTCTGGATTTTTTCTTTCGGTATCTATAAAATCTAATCTTTTAGCAGTCCATTCGTTTCGTTTATTTAAAGACGGCACTTGTCTTGTTGAATATGGTGGTTTAGTTTTGTCATTTTTAATAAAATATACTGAACTGTTTGGCTCAACATGAAATGGTGCTGGAAAGTAAGATAGTATTATTTTTTCATTTCTAGATAATGACTTTGCTAAATTATGTTGTTTGATACACTCCATATCCCAATTTTTTTCAAATATAGTATGTGAATCTATCTGTAAGTAATAGTCTTCGCCAGCATACTGGCTCATTGCAATTGATCTGGCATACCCTGCACCTTTTGCTTCTCTTGGATGCATTGTTATTAATTTTAAATTTTTTACCCATGACAAGTCTGGAATATCTTTTTCTAAATCTTGTATTATTACAGAAAAAACTAATTGATCTGGATTAAAAGCGTTATCAATAGCAGATTTGATAGTTCTGACTAATTCTGGATCACGATAACTTGCTATTGATATAAATATACTCATGATACGTGTGTTGGCCAATAATACTTACATGGTTCTTTGCGGTTTGGACAACATGGGGCATTATTAATACTATTAACTGCGTATTGAAAGTGTACATAGTAGATAGGATCTTTCTTAAAAAGATTGGCACGATGAGTAGTTACAATTCTAATCATTTTACTAGAATCTTGAAAATATAAAGGGGCTTGCTCTCCCCAGTATTCCCAGCACCGATCTTTAAGTCTATTTAGGTTTGCCTCGTTATTTTCTGTTTTAATACCACGGCGTTTTGCTTCAGCAACCATAGACTGAATATAATGCCACAGACCACGCTCATATCCTTTCCACATCAGTACTGCTGGATGATTACGCCACCCACCACTTTTAGACATACCAGATAAAACATTTAGTATCTGATAGCCTTCTAGAATCTGTTTATTAAGTCGTTTACTATCTAGCATTTTTGCAGATGTATCGTAGTCTGACTGTGGCAAAAATGTTTGCATTACTTTAATGGCTCCCTAGTTACTAACACTATAGCACCTTCCATTTCTAAAGCTTTTTTTAACATAGAAACATATTTAACGGCTTCTAATTTTTCATCATGAGTCATATTAACAAATGATCTTTCATCTAATTTTATCGTAAGAAAGCTATCATTGTCAATAAGATTTACTACAAAATTTTTGGGCGCCTGTATAGAATGAAAGGCCCTACGCATATTGTCTGTATACATTTTATTGATATATTTTTTTCTTCCACCATTGGGACTTATACGACCTAACAATTTTAGATAATAGTTTATGTTGCCTTAAAGAACTTTGCTCCGAACTATACTTTGTGTATTCACTATTCCAGTTTTCTCTTTTAAATGGAATTATTTGAGCTATAGGAGTACCCGCATCTATAATGCCCTCAAAATCTTTTTCTATAACAAATGGTAATAAAACAGCAAGAGGGTATCCATCAGTATCAACAACACCAGATAGTGTTTGAAATGGTAGGTCTAGTCTATTCATTGGATGTGTAAAAACACAAGAATATCCAGGGGGTGTTTCAACTTGAAACCTAAACTCCCATTTAAAAACTTTTTTATTAAACCTATCTGGAATTTCAAATCCCTCAAACTGTTCATCATTATGATGAGACACCATGTTAAGATTTTCATATCTCCAAGCAAAAAATGGATTACCGTCTGGCCTGCGGAATATTTGTAAGTCTGCAGGAAGAGTTATAGTATACCCAGAAGAAAGTGCATCTAGAAATGGCGAACATCTCTTATATGTTGAATTAGTTGCTGTTGGAAAATTCGGAATCAGCGATGGGGTTTTTTGATTTGAAACAAACTGCGGAGAGTCTTTATACCATTGCGGAATTGAACTTACAGAAGAATTAATATGTTTTACTGACTCCATTAAAGAATCATCTGGGTGAAATTTTATTTTTTTATACATTCTATATCTCCATTGTTAGTGCTTGCCATGTATAAGACCAATCTTTTTTAGTCTTATGATTATTGAATTCTTTAGACACTTCTCCACTTTCTAAGTAAATACCGCCCCAAACTCCCCATTCTTTACCAGATACGCCTACGGCAAAGCATGTTTTGGAAACAGGACATGTTCTACATAAAGAATCTACAAACTCTCTAGTTTCTACCATTTCCTCATATGTATCAAAAAATACATTAGTATCTGATCCTAAACAAAGAGCATCATCTTTCCATAGATGCTGTTTCATGTTTAGCCCCTATACTTGTTTGGTATATCCCATCCATTACGTGTAACCGAGTAAATGCGCTGTAAATACCAGACTCCATTAACTCTAACACCATTAATGGCAGTACGACCTGATTCAGATCGTTTAAGATCTCTTACATCCCAGCCAACCCAAGATAGCTCTTTATTTTTGGCCACAATTTTTTCCATTTTTTCTAAACTTGTTACTATCATTTTGCTCCTAATATCTAAAAATTCCAACTTCAATATTTTTTAATTCAGCTTCTGCTACTATTTTAGAGATTTGTTGTTTTGGACCACTAAAAAATGCAAAATAGTTTACATATTCCATATTTTCTAAAACCCAATCAGGCGAAACTTTATAGTTTTTAATCTTCATTCCACGAGACTTCATTCCTCTTTCAGAGAGGTTGCAAAACTCTATAACCATTGAATTTATTTTTATAGGTCCAAGCGTATAAATAATAAACTCTTTGTCACTGTCTTTCATTCCAGACATTGCTACACCCATACCACGCAAAAAAATATTGTAGTCGTTAAACTCTTTAGTCCCTTGAACCACTACTATCATGTTTTGACCCCCTAGTTATATTATCCAATATAATGAGCATTTTGTCAAGTTCTTTTTTAGGCATATTAAATATGTCTACTGGCTCGCCACTAGAAAAATCTGGACTGCCGTTAATTATTTTACAACTATAAAAAACATTATCTAATATCCAATATGCTTTATCGTCAAGTGTTAAAATTTTTATCTCCAAGCTTTCTTTTCTTTTTTTAGATTGAGATGCTTTTTTCTTATTGTTTTTATTATTTAAAAAATTTTTTATCATAGAGTGCGTATAGCTTTGTCTATGAATAGTATTATTTTTTGGTTTACTTTTACTATTTTTATATATAAAAAAAACCAAAAAAAATATAAAAAATAATATTTCAATCATTTATTTTTTCTTTTTATTTTTTGAAGATTCTATTTTATTTAATTTAATAATAGTTTTTTCTAAAGACTCTATTCTTGTGTGTGCTAATCCCAATTCTTTTTGAAATTTATCATTTAGATTTTTTTCATGTTCTTGAATTTTAGATGCAAAATCTTTTTTATTATTTATTTGAAGAACAAGATATTGCAGCTCTAAATCCGCAACTTTATTTTTATAATATCTAATTAATTCAGAATAATCTTGTGGTGTAAGATCGGACATAACTACCCCCTTTTATATTTTAAAAGCACTGCCTTCCCAAATTTTTTTTGCTTTCTTTTTTTCACGCTCTACTATTGACCGTGACCAAGAAAATCCAGCGTCTCCACCCCATGCATCCCACATAATTCTTCCATTAGATGGGTTACTAGTATTATAGAAGTCTTTTCCCTTTTTGTCAACTTCGTGACGAGAAAAGAAGGAATACATTCTTTTAACAGTATCAAGAGATAGCCCACGTCCAGCAACTATATCTGTGGCTCTACCCCATCCAACTGGGGTTCCAGCACCATTAGCCTTACCCTCTTCTTTCCAGCGTAATGCACGACGTGCAGCAGCTTTCATTCCAGAAGTTGGAGAATAAGTTTCTGACTTATGAAAATCTGATGGATTTACTATATTACTTCTTGTCATCTTTTTTATACTCTCCGTATTTTCCTAATACTGCTTTTATTGTTCCATCTTTACGAAGACGAACAATCATTCCATCTTTTATTTGAACTGCATTAAAACCACGATGTGGCTTATATGATCCTGATGACATAATTATAGATTCCTACCAAATTTAGACCATAATCTTTCATGAATATAGTATCCAATCGCTTCCCAACCAATATATAGTAATGCGCCCAAACTAGCATATTCCCATTCACCAGTAAATAAATAAATTACTCCAGTTACACCAATAAGATGAAATGACTCCCAACTAAATGTTTTTATTAAACTTTTTTTATTAGATTCCATTATTTTATAAATGGATTGAGATCAAATATTGATCCCGCCCACTCAGTCATTCCTTTCTTTGCAGAATTTCGCCAATCTTCTGGCAACATATCAACAGCATTTAATGCACGAGCACGACGAATAATATGTTGTTTTGCTGCTTCATAATTTTTTGCACGACCAACTGATCGAATAGCATTCATTAAATCTGAACGACTAGCAATTGGAAAAGATCCATCTGGCATTGCTGTTCCAGACTCTGCCATTCTCTCACGTGCTGCTGTAGAAAATTCTCTTTTATCCATATCTTCCATCTTGTATGTACCTCCACGGCGCTTATACTCTTGAACTACCCAACCATTTGCAACCGCAGATGGATATACATCAAACTTATCTTTAGCCTCTTGAACAATTCTTGCATATAATCTTGGATTAGATGGAGTAGAACCACCACGACGTGGCTTAATCATATCTCCATAATTTGGTTTTTTTGCTTTATTCATATCTGAACAGCATTGACCTTTCATAGCACCAGCTTGGCACACTGGGCAGTTTTCACAACTTACGTTTAATTCTTTACATGTTGGACACCCACAGCCTTCATACTGCTTATCCATTTCTTCATCATCTTCTTCGTCATCTTCCATATCAGAAGATACATTGTCCATTGACTTGTCCATACCAACATTTGATTCAAGAGATGGCATTGCCATAACCTCTGATGATTTGTGTCCCATGAAGTACTCTGTTTCTTCTAGGCCACCCTCTTCCATTTCAAAGAGTTGCATTAGTATTGCTGGATCTTCTGCAGATGCAACAATAGAATATTCCGAACCAGGAAATCCAAGCATTCCTTCAGTCATTACATGAACAACACGACCAACATGAATTTCATCATCATGTCCAGCCATAACCATATCGCCTTCTTTTACCATGGCCTTACCTATTTTTCCTTCAGAACGATTAATAGCATATATTTGCGCTGCTGCCTGAGCACGAGTTTGATGGCAGCCCATTACTTCGTTTGTACCGTCTTTTAAGGCAGGGTAGCCTGAGCACCCATAAGACCCTTTTGCACCTACATGATATGGCATATCTACATTATATCAGAGTTCTTGGACCTTAAAATTCTCTTTATTTCTTCTATTCCCCATCTATCTTCTTTAGATAGCTTGGAGATTTCTTCCTTATCAAATGCCTTTAATGTAAGGCGAACTATAGGATTATTTTCTGTCATATTAATATTTAAAAATCCATTTTCCCATAATCTCATTAATTCACCATTAACATGAGTCACATGCTCTTCGTATAGCATAGGAGATACCTCTTTTAATTTAGGTGTAAAATTATATAGCAGCTCTCCAGTTTCCATATCTATTCCAGCTGGCTCTAGTGCTCCAGAAAGAATTAGCTGATCCATTATATCTTCGTGTGCTTTATCCATTTATAAAGTTTACCAGTTGCTC